GGTGCTTTACCACCAGACGATGAGTAATTATGGACGAATATCTAATGTAATAGAATTTATGGACTGATTGCTTTTGAAACTAGTTATTTTTGGTAACTGAGCATCGGGTTCAATAGCACGTCCTAACATTTCGGCGTCTTGGGCAGGATATACATTTCCAGTCGTCATAAAATCTGCTGAAGTAGCAGGCTCAACAATATCTAGTATTTCATTTTGCGGAGACTCGTCTGAAGATGTGGACGCCGAAGGATAGGAAACATATCGTACCGGACCAATAGCTTTTCTATGAAGTAAATGAGTATGTGAGAATCTATCTTTATTACGAGGATTTGTAGAATCTTGATCGGTCATTTCTTGACGCCCAATATCCAAAATGATATTGGGTAATGTTGATAAATCCATTTCTTTGATATCAATATTTGGTAATTTTTCAATAGCGTATTTTTTAATAGTATCAGGTATTTCTAAGTCGATTTTTAATAAATTAAGATATTGTCCTTTATTTTTAATAATTAAATATACAGCATCGCGGCGTAGTTCTACCGGAAGTTGAAATTCAGAGGCAATAGATGTACTAAACACAATCCATTCTTGTTTTAAGCGAATAAATGCTTCGAGTCGTTCCTGTACTTGAAAAACTTTTAAATAACCTGTAAAAATTGCAATAGAAAATGTAAATAAACAAAATAATCCATTTAATATTTCAGTTGCAACTTCATTATCCTTAATTGTAAATTGAGCTAGTGATATACTACCACATAATGTAGATAATAATAATCCTACAATAGTCCAATTTCGTAATATAGAACGATGTTGTCTAGACATCAAATCCATACATTTAATATTAAAAGCACCAATTTTGAGCCATTCATTCAGTGTAGTTACATTTGTTTTTGTCCAATTAGAACCATAAGAACGTTGTAAATCAACGGTTTCAATATTAGAGGGTGTTTCGTTCATTTAGAGTTTCCTAAATGAGGTTACGATTTTTTTAAGAAAAACAACCGTGAATGTAGAACTATGGCTGCGAATCAACGTGTTACGTTTCGGCTACCCCGGTTTCCAGCTCCTATTGCGAAAGAGCTTATACGTACAGCACCAGCACCAGCATCTATATTTGAATTATTAGAAGGGTCTACAGCCACAGTTGACCCAACTTTACCAGGAACAGTTATTGGTACAGGTGTTGGCATTTCAGGAGCTCCAGGTGCTATTAAACCACGTGTTGAGGCTAAGCCACGTGAAACCAAACCTCGTGTCACGGCTGACGAAACAAATGCCGAAGAGGTCGTTATCCAACCAGCTCCTAAAGTTGAGTTATCTCCTTTACCAGATAACTTATCACAATTGGAAGCTCGTATACAGAAACTTATGGATCGTGATCGAATTGGTATTCATCCAAAAGAAGATATTTTTGTTCCAAGCAATCGTCGTGCGTTCAAACAGTTTATTATTCAAACCTACCAAGCCTACCAATTACCTAAATTAAACGCAATTCCAGATCCTGACGCATGTGCAAAAGCAGCGGCAAGTAGTAAAAAAGAAGTTAAGGCATTTGCATATCAATCCTTTGTACGTGATTATATACAGAGACCAAGTCCTTATCGCGGTGTCCTTGTGTATCATGGTCTTGGTAGTGGTAAAACATGTACATCTATTGCTGCCATGGAAGCCTTAAGTGTAGCAGATGATACAAAACCTGTTTTTGTTATGACACCAGCAACATTATCACCAAATTACAAAGATGAAATTACAAAATGTGGTCCATTTATTTATCGTACAAATAATTATTGGGAATTTATAAATGTTCCAAATCTAAAAGCACCGACAGCAGAATCTGAGTTATTGCTCAAGACAATGAAGATACCGGCTCACAGTATACGTAAACGTAAAGGTGGTTGGTTACCGGATCCATCTAAGCCATCTAATTTTGAGACATTATCCCAAGACGATAAAAAGCAGATTCAGGAACAAATTTATGAACTTATGGATTCACGTATTCAATTTATACATTACAATGGTCTTACTGAAAAAACAGTACGTGAATGGGCCTGTGAACAACCTAATAAATTCGATGGTGCAACTGTCGTTGTTGATGAAATACATAACTTAATTCGTACAATTAATAACAGTCAACTTGAAACATTCTATAAAGATGAACCACGTAATATGGCCCAATATTTACCAAAGTTCTGTAATGTAGGTGAACGTTATCGTATTTCCTATCTTCTTTATCGTATGCTGTGTAATGCGGTTGGTCTCAAACTAATTGCCTTATCTGCTACCCCAATTATTAACTTTCCTCAGGAAGTTGCTATATTAGCAAATCTTTTGTCAGGTGATACACGTATGGTAGAAGTGAATGTGCCTGGTTTGGAACGTCGTGCCGAAATATTACGATTTTTGGAACGTCATCCAGAAGTGGATTTTGCCGAAGTATTACCAAGACCTGATTTATCGGTAAGTCAAATACGTATAACACCTGTAGCAAGCGGATACCGTAAGGTATTAGATAAAACTGGAGCATTACGTGGATTTGTACGCGATCAACGTTTATCTGGTTTAGCAACCGAGATTGAACGTGAACGAGCATTAGAGCCCTGGTTTAATCGTATATCAGATGCCATGAATAAAGCAAATCTTCCAGCCTTTGGAACACCTACATTTTCATCCATAACTCGCTTACCAGATACAGAAAAGGAATTCCGTGAAATGTTTGTAGATACAGAAAATTTTGTAATAAAACCTCGTGTACGTCTACCATTAATGGCTCGTTTATCAGGATTAATTTCCTATTATAAGGGTGGTAAAGCAGACCTTATGGCACAAGTCACTAAAGATGAAGAAGTATTTGTTGACATGAGTGATTTACAGCTTAAGAAATATACAGATCAACGTAAAGCTGAAATTGATAAAGAATTACGTCAATCAAAGAAAAAAGCAGCACCAGGTGTACAATATGGGGATTTAACAAAGAGTATTAATAGCACGTTTAAGATTTTTTCACGTGCGGCATGTAATTATGTCTTCCCTGGTGAATTAGAACGTCCACAGCCAGCAGACTTTCGCGATGTATTGAAAATGATAGGCGATCGTGCTGAAAAAACAGAGGAAGAATCTGAGCCAGGAGCCGAAGCCGACATTATTACGAATGATGATGTAGTTCTTGCTGATAAAACAAAAATACTCGATGAGCCTACTACATATGAAGCAGCATTAGTGCGTGCTGTAGCTGATCTTCGTGCAAATGCTGCTACATATTTTTCCAAGGAAGCATTACCTAACTGTTCGCCAAAATTTCAGGCAATAATTGACCGTATACAGGAAAGTAAAGGACCTGCCTTAGTTTATTCTAATTTTAAGACATTAGAAGGTGTTGGACTCTTTGGTGTAGCACTGGAAACGCAATTAGCAATGAAAAAGTTTGATATTACACCAAACGGCGGAAATTGGGAATTAAGTTCCGATACATTAACTGGTGTAGCAGGTACAAAGTTTTATATTACTTATACAGGTGATGAAGATCGTCAAAAGCGTAAGATTTTATTGGATATTTTTAATGGTAAGTGGCAAAAGTTACCAGGCACATTGGCAAAGCAAATTAAAGACATGACTGGACAAGAGAATAATTTGACCGGTAATGTTGTAAAAGTATTTATGATTACACAGTCTGGTGCTGAAGGTATTTCGTTAGCAAATGTTCGCCAGGTTCATATTATGGAACCCTATTGGAACTATGTGCGTTTGGATCAGGTTAAGGGTCGTGCAATTCGTATTTGTTCGCATATGGACTTACCTCCAGAGGAACGTACGGTTGATGTATTTACATATATTGCTAAGTTTTCTCAAAAACAAATTAAAGACCGTGCGGTTATTGAGACACTCATGAATTTTGATGAAGGTAAATCTACAGATGAGCAGATTTTTGCCCTTCTCAAAGCTAAAAAGAAGTTAGCCGATTCTATATTAGATACAATGAAACAATCAGCAGTTGATTGTGAATTAAATGCTACAGAGAACGGAACATTGGCGTGCTATCGTTTTGCAGGCGTGCCTAGCATGGAGCCAATGTTTCATCCTTTGGTAGATGTACACGTGACCGAAGCCGAGGCAGCCATTCGTGCCGTTGTTTAGAGTATCCCAATACATAGCCACTATAATCACCATTACGAATCTCACGCCATTCTATAAATCCTAAGCGTTCATATAATGCTTTTGCGTTCAAGTTATCCTTACTTACCTCTAACCAAATATGGTCAACTCCAAAGTCTTTGACTTCATTCAATAGAAAAGAACCAATTCCTTTGCCTTGATGCTGTTCATCAATACATAGGAAACTAATTTCTAGGCCATCGGGAAGTCCTTTGGAACACTTATTTTTATTAATAATCATAAATCCAACAACCTTTCTGCCAAGTAATACAATACGAGAATAACTAGATTGGTCTCGCACTGCGTTACGAATCATAGAGTGACATGCTTTGTGAAATAATTCTTCGCCAAGCCGTATAACGGCATCGTGAAAGTGAGGTTTATAGTCTGTAATAGTGTACATACCTATCCTAATAAATACATATATTTCTAATAAAATAAACTCTACACGAAGATATAAAATCTTCTAGTGTGCCATAGTTTACACTAAAGTGTCGTTGCATATTCCTTACCACTTCCCTGACGTACTATAGGTGGATCTAACCATAATGATCGCGATTTATGTAAAGTTAATTGATAATTTAATTCCCAATCTAGTACATCCGCAAAAGGAAATAAAGTCCCAACTATTTTTTTTAGCATATCAACTTTAAAAATCATGGCATCCGTTGTACGTGTATGATAATAATAGGGTGCATTAAACCAATTATGAATATACTTAGCTTCATGGGGTGGTCGTAAACCAGCACCAGCAGATATTGATAAAAAGTCCCATGGCACTCCGTCAAGTTGTTTCATAGCATTCGCTAGTTTTTCTAAAAAATCATCATCAAATAAAACGTCGCTTTCTAACATCATAACAACTTGATGTCCACTTTCCAAAGCCTTTTTTGCCATATCTGCCCAATTCAACACTAATGAAATTTCACCTGGTTTTAAATTATTAGATGTACCTGACCGTTGAAATTCAATTGGTTTGCGATTTTGCCATGGATCATAGACACGATGGCATTCAGCAGCTGACAAGTCTGATCCATAGCATGCCAGCCCTATTGTATAGCATGAATTGTCTAGTTGATTATGATTCAACCATCTAGTTAAGTATGCTGCACGATCTGGCTCCCGCTGTATATCACATAAAATATATGTATGATCAATTGGCTTAGGCCAGTTAGTCATAATTATAAATATAAATGATTATATATTTAGGCCGCTTATCCATTAATTGGTCTTGAGCCATTCCATCCTAAGGCATAGTTCTGGTAAAAGTTACCATTGACGACCTTCTGTTCGCCACCAGGTAATGATAAATCAGGACCGGCATTGTAGTTAGGATCATTCATGTAGTTCATTTCGGCCTTGATTTCAGCATCTGATAAGACACGGTCATAGATGTGGAAGAACGCATAACTGGCTGGAGGTGTTGTTGATGCGTTCATTGTACCATTACAGCAGCCTACTTTAGGCTCTGTTTCATAGACACCATCACGCCAATGACCAGACCCAGCCGTAAAACGAGCATCAATACCACGACCAATAAAGATTTCACGCATAATAAAGTCAGGAAAATATGTCCAAGAACCACGGATATTGGCGTATAAGTCAGGATTGATTCCTTGGCCTACATTGACACCGTCAATATAAATTGCGTGAATACCATAGACATTCACATGTACAGCATAGTGATGCCATCCATTAGGATTGCCAGCAGCTGAACCACCAGCACCAACACCATACCACATATTACGAGAATAACCTGCTCCAACATTTACACCACTAGCACTTATCTGAGAATACATATTAATACGAGCAGTAAACTCTGTAATTGTACGAACTTGTTCAGTATCAGGTATAGTATTATTGGGGTCAAACGTATTAATAGTTGGCCACTCTGCCATGGATAAGGCAATTGGTGTTGCTCCAGCAGGACTATTTGATTTTGAATACCATGTATATGTTTTGAGGGCAGCCCAGCGTAGCGGGGTTAAAATCTTAATATAGGCATTTGGACCAGTTTGGAGAGACGTTATGCCATCAACCTGAGAAATAGAGGCACCTACATTCATAGAAACAACTGTACCATGACGATCCTTATCTGTACCACGGAAGAAATCAAACGCAATTACTGGAGCTGTTTCAGGGAAAGGCATCTGAGCCATTGTGTTAATACGATCCCATGCTGGGCCACCAATCTGTAATTGGCCAGTGGCATTAGCACTATTATACATTAATTCTACAATGTTATTCTGACCACCTGGAATAGTTACAGGTACATTATAATGTGTAGTATTTTGAATTAAGTCACGAGCAAATGTTTCAGAACCATTGACTGCCATACGAAATCCATTGGCAACCCAAATATCCATATTATTTGATAAATTATTTGGACCAGGATTCATTATCATACGTGTCTTCATCCATACAGGTGAGTTTGAACGAGACTTACCCATAGGTGAATTATCGTAATCCGCAATGTTTGTCCAACCAGTAGTGAGAATATCACGACCCATAAACGCAGGGTAAAAGATTTGGGTACGTCCCCAGTTACGTGTTCCAGAATCACGTGACCATGGCCCATCGTACTTGGCACTGTACCACATACGTTCCATACCAGGATTATTACAGGTGATTGGTAAATCACGTACAAATTTAATACCAAGACACTGTGTCATACTCTTATCTTGTACATCAGAGTCTCCATTTGTCATACCATTATACATATCGGCAAAATATTTCTTAACATCTCCCCATGTAGCCTTACCAAGTGCAGCTACAGTGGCATCTGTTGGTTTTCCAGTACCAGCATCCTGGCAACCGGCCTGACGGTAGGCACGTTCAACGCACATTGTAGGAAATGGTCCGGCATCATTATCATCAAAGACACACACATCAAAGTTATCTAAACCAACTGCTAAAAATGTAGCAGCCTCACGTAATAAAGGAGTAGACCCACTTTTCATAGTATTCCAAATCTGGCTATAGACCATTATAGCAGAATCCTTATCAATATTACCATAACCTAATACAGCATCTGGTATATTGATTCCACCTTGACGCATAATTTGTAAGGCCATAGCATCGTTACCACCTGGAGAATTGGCGTTATATAAAAGACGAAGAATGGTACCCTTTGTATTATATCCAAGACCCTTACATAATGAAATTAAGCAAGCACGAGATAAATTACCAGAAGCATCTGGAGTACATATTGTAATATCAGGAGCAGCTGTTAAGGATGGAGGACCATTATTAATGGCACAGGCAGCAGAATAAGAACCACCTCCTTTTATGAGACACTCACCGTCCTGATACCAATTACCATTCATTTGGTCACATTCAGCATTTGTGTATAAACGAATTAAATTGTCGGCACTTGGGTGTCCAAGGTCTGGATTACAATTGATACCATCTACAGTTACAGGGCCAGCAGCAGGTGGTGGATGGCATGTAGCACTAGATGTTGCTGGTTTTGTACCACAAGCATTAATATCATCAGGATATGATTCATTACCAGATGCGTTAATTGGAACAGCATAACCCTTGCTCATACAGAAACCACATACGTTCTTAATACCAGGAGCATCAATGAGGTCACAGTTTGTAATACGACGACATATCTTTATTTCTTCCATGCGTTGAGCAGTAGGAATATCCCATACCCATTGTCCACCGTGTGGTAATTTGTCTGGGAAAATAGGACCTTCAAATGTACCGGATGCACCAACGGATGGAGTAGCAGGATCGTCTATATACCACCAACCACAGTTATAGACTTGCTGTGGAATACGATTAGGTAAATTCTTTGGCATCTTTGCTTGACGACATAAGTTATCTAAGCCTACATATTTGAATCCTGGATCAACTGTAAGATATGTAGAGTAGTCGCGGTCAGGTGTATCGGGTAAATAAAGGTCGGGGGAATTGATAGCACCGTTGATATCATCTGTAGGAGCACCAGGTTGTGTAAAAATAGCCTTTAATCCCTGTTCTTGAAAACGAGTAAATAACTTTTGTGCGTAGGATGTTTGCTGATTTAAAAATGTACCATCACCGTCAGTAAATCCTTCAGGTTTGGATGATGGTTTTAAAAATAGGATTACCGCCAGGCATGTAACCACAATTAAAATAACGATAACCCATGGCTGCATGTTGTGATGCTCTACTTTATCTAGATTTTTTACAGAGTCTTGAACTCAACCCTTCATAGTGTAGAGTTCAAAAAAGAATTAATTATTTAATAACCTATATTACCATATAATGGCTGTCCTGTAAAAGGTGGCATAGACGCATTTGTACCACGTGCATTAGGTGGTTCAGTAAAATACCATGTCGCACGACGCATATCG